ACCCATAACAAAATCTGCTAAGAATGAACGAATATATTATTTACCTAAATGGAAACAAAATAAAGATATATGTGAATTGGATGAATTTGTGTTATCGTATCTTATGGGTCGTACTATTACACCCCATTCATCCAAAGAAGACATTTATTATGTACAAAAGTTAATGATAACAAACAATACAATAAGTAATGTAGATAAAGGAATATGGGATAGTAATTCTGGAAACCTAACAGAAATTATATTGAATTATCAACGTAGTAAGGTCAATCCATATTCTAATTCTCCATTATTTGTTACTGGATATTTCGATATATTCACAGAGGCAGCTATATTAAAGGATAGGGGTGAACAAACATATGGCATCCACGGTTTATAATTTTAAACATTATGAAAGATTATCGGATATTGCCAGTCAATTCAGTACTACCATCGATGAGATTATGCGAATTAATAATGTTTTACCTCCTTTTCCTGTATTTGTATCTCAACTACCTAGCAGAATTGCATCTTCGGGTATGCTAATTGTACCTGTTAACACTAATGGAAATCAAACTTTTGAATCGTACTATCATACAGCAGGAGAGTCTTTAGGTATAGAATTTATAAATGCTGAAAAAATGAAAGAATTCGAAGTTTCTAATTTATATAATTATGCTAACTTAGATTATTTCAATTGGGTAGATATGCGTCCAGGTAGATCCGGTAAGGATTGTTATATTATTGTAGGTGGTACTGGAATTGCTTTTCCTTGTTATCCAGATAGTGTTTCCGATAGTAACCAGGCTTCTTATAGTTCTGTAAGCATTTTAGGTCGTAGTGAACCTTTTCAATATTATACAGGTTCAGGTCCTCGTACAGTAAGTACAGCATTTCAGTTTCATACTGATATGTGTGGTAATGTTAATTATGTGTACAGAATAGCAGACATAATAGAATCTGCCTGTTATCCTCGCTATGGTGGTGCTATAGCAGCCACAAGATGTCATTTACATATAGCTGGAAATATAAGTATTACTGGAATTATATCCAGTGTTAATACCCAATATTCAGGACCTATTATTGATAATAAATATGCTGTTATAGACCTAAGTTTTAGTGTTACAGAGGTTACGGGTAACCCGCCATCACAACCTCAAATAGCAGCATCAGGAGGTAGACGTTAATGATTTTTTACAGTAAACCTCGTACATATACACATACAAGTAGATATGGTAAATACAGACAAATTGTCGAGGATAACCAATCACGTGTAGAAACATTTAATCAAACCTTTGTGGAAAAAAGTACAGATGATAAATTTCATACAGTACTACAAGAACAGGAAAATAGACCTGACATAATTGCTAATATTTATTACAATGATCCGTCTTTGTGGTGGGTAATAAGTTTAGCAAATGAACTAATTGATCCATTTATAATTAAACCCGGTTCTGTCTTAAGAATACCCCCACTTATTTCTTTATACAACTTAGGGGGTGCATTAAGACGTGAGTAATCCAATACTTAAATTAGGAATTGCTACACCTTTTGTACTATTTAATTTTGCAAAAAGCGGTAGTATAGAATCTAAAGATGTACCTAGATATTTTGTAAGTCTGGACCATAATCGCACTTGTACTAAAGCTTGTACATTTAGGTTAACTGTAATATATGTACCAGATACATTTAGTGTAGGTACACCTACAATAATAGATAATATGTTAGTAAGTTCTGTTAGACAGCCTGTTACCTATCATTATGGTTACTATGATTATCTAGGGCAACGACATATACAACAGCAACAATATATAGGTCAGGTGTATACATATAGTAGTGATACTAATATAGCTAATGGTACAATTACATATACAATTGAAGGAACTTCTCATGTAGCGGAATTAACAAGTGAGTTAGCAGAGATTAAAGGTTCCACACTACCTATGAAACCCAGTGATTATTTTGAAGTAAAACTCTTTCAAAATCAAAATAGAGGTGATGGCTTCAAATGGTTACAACAATATTATGAAATAAAGATAGACCATACGGATGGCGAAGTGTCTATACCTAATATGGGTAAAGCTCCTGTATTAGATTTAATAATGGGTACTTCTAATAACATTACTAAAAACAACGGTAATATAGCAAAAGTAGGTGGTTTAGTTTCATTATCTAAGGCACCATTACAACAAAGTATGGAAGAATTACATAATAGTGGAAAATTAACAAATGCCGCTTACACATGGTATCAACGAGTAGCTACTAAAAGTCAAGCCAGTGAATTTGCCAAAAGTATACAAAATAAATTAGGTACCCCGTTTCGATGTTATGTAGATGATATTTATTCGAGCGGAGGTAAATATGGAACATTATATTATGTTCCAGGTTCCAAAACGGAAGCTAACAATGTATTCGAATTTGATTTCGGTAACACTTATAGAGATAGTGATGTGTTAAGTTTTTCTGTTAACTATGATGGATCCGTAGCATTGGCAGCGGCTTCTGCTACAGATAATGTAACAACTGCTGTAGATGCAGAAGGTAATCCTATAGGAGCTTCTAATACAATATTATCTGTTAATAATTTATCCCGAAATACATTTCCAACACTATCTGGATTTAATGAAGAAATGTTCTTCTCACACGAAGAACTTAGTCGTATTATGTTGTATCCATTTGAAGCCAGTATGACTGTTATGGGACAACTTATACCTAATCAGTTATTGGATATAATATATGTGGTCATTAAATTAAACGGTGCGGAAGTTCCTCATTTAACAGGAAAATATCAAATATTAGAAATTAACGATAATGTTAGTGATTCTGGATTTACTACTACTTTTAAACTAATTAGATATGTACAGGATTCAGAAGCTCAAGGTTATATGGAAAATTCTGTGTCCACATCTCTTAATTCCCCTGCGAAAGATGTTCAGGACGCTATAGATATGGCGGATAAACGTAATAAAATTAAAACTACAGGTAGTTCATTTGTACCTGTTAGATTACGTTAAAGGAGATAGAGTAATGTCACAATTTATACGTCAAACAGGTATATATAAAGGAATTGTTACAGATACAGAAGACCCAGCAGGTCTTAACCGTATTCAAGTTCGTGTGTTAGAATTACACGGACCAATGAAATCTGAAACATATGGTAATTTAAAAAATAGTGTAGCAAAAGATGTGCTTTGGGTAAAAACAGAAGATTTACCTTGGGCCGAAGTATGTTACCCTTTTGGGGAAACAACTCCTCCAGAATTAAATCAAGTTGTATGGGTTATGTTTTATGGAGGTAATAACGAATATCCAGTTATAGTAGGTTGGACGGGTTTAGAATACACTACAAAAGAAATTGCATTTGAATAAGAGGTGTATAGTTAATGTTATTTACAAATTCCATAAAATTTCCTAATATATTTAAATTATCTTCTGGAGTTACTAATTTAGATTCTGAATATACATCTATTAATAGGTGTATAGCATTGATCTTAACCACTGCCCACGGAGAACTTTTAGGAGACCCCGATTTTGGCTGTGGGTTATATGAAAAATTATTCGACACATATACGACAGAAGAATCTGATATAATAAAACAAGATATTGTAGATTCTCTAACACGTTATGAAAAACGTATAATTATTACACCTGAGGACATAACAATCGACACCGTGGAAGGTAATGACCACTTATACAAAATACATATATCTTATAAATTAGCAAATAGTGATGTAACAAATGAAGCATCATTAGTACTAAGTGAGGAGGAGTACAATTGGCAAACGAGTATTTAAATTATACCAGTAAGGACTATAATTCTATTTATACAGATTTAGTTTCCGCTATTTCATCTCTTACTGATACATGGACAAACACAGAAGATGGAGACCCCGGTATTGTTTTAGTAAAATTAATGTCCATATTAGGAGATATGTTATCCTACAATATGGATAAACAAGCATTGGAATATTATTCCTCCACTGTAACACAAAGGAAGAATGCTGCTAAATTATATGATTTAGTCGGTTATCGAATGCATTGGTATATATCGGCTACTAATAGAATAACAGTTAATAATATTGCGGAAGTACCTTCCAATTTACAAGCTGTTGTTACATATCAACAATATCTGGACGAGACTGACGAAGATGTTAAAGATAGGTTAAAAAATCAATACGAAACAGAATCTCAACCATTTTTCGCAGAACATGATAGTGATACATACCCACAATTTTACACCGATGGAATTCCTAATTATGAAGCAGCCTTACATAGTACATTACAGGATAGTCTATACAATGAATATTTAATGTGGGTTAATGAAAATAGCATTAATATTTTTACATATATAGCATCTCCTACATCCAATATAAATATTTATAACGGTAATAATTTATCTATACCATATATTATAAAACCTACTACAGCCTCTAATGTTACAAGTGACAACAATTATTTAAATGCTGTAGCAAGTATTAAACCGGGTAACTCACAAGATTTTGATGTTATTCAAGGTACATTAAATAGCATTAAGTTTAATTCCAATCAAATGAGAAATAACAGATATTATTTTCCAGAATCCACTGTGGATGAGAATAATATTTGGTTATCCTATGAAAGTACATTACCGAATACAAGTAGTACAGAAACAGTATTCATAGATAAAACCAGCAATTTATTATTAGTAACGGATGCTCAAATTCATTTTGAATTTAACATAGATGAATTTGATAACCCTTATATAGAAATATCCAGCTATTGGACTTCTATGTTAGGAGATTCCGTAGATTTTACACTTTATTATATAAGAACAGACGGTGTGTATGGTAGTATTACAAAAAATTATTTAACAACAATTGAAGGTGTACCCCAAAATTTATATACCATAACACATCCAGCTAATGGTAATGTATATATAAATGAACATGGGGATATAATAGCTACGCCGGGTAGTCACCCACAAACACCTGAACAAGCTTACAAAGATTCCTTAAACTATATAACAACGTTTAATTCGTTAGTAACTATTTACGATTTCGAAAGATTTTGTAAAAGGCAACCCGGTATATCCAACACATATGCTGTTGATGGTCAACGTGCTTTAGATTTAAACAATGCTTTATATGAATACTGTAATAGTTTATCGTTGGCACAATTACAAGCCTACTACGATTCAGCTACAAATCGTCCTGCGGATATTAGAAATAATTTAGATGAATTACGCAAAATGTACATTGATCGAAAACAGGTACTATACAGTGAAACAGATGTAGATGCCTCCTATAAAAATTATGGTCTTAATCTTCATGTTATTTATGAAGATTTTGGAACGGTTATGCCTGTGGATGACAATACATCCACATATACTGTAGCCACGCTACAACAACATCAAATTGAAAATAATAATATTTTCTGGTTATATAAAATTTATAGTAACTATGATGTGGACACAAATACTCCTCAAAACGGTTGGGTGGCTAAATATTTAGATACAACCATGAGGGAAACGAAAGTAATTAATGTTAATCCGGAATATGCATATATACGTGTATTTCCATGGAGATGTTGCGGTACTATACATTTAACAGCCCCGGTAACAGAACAAACAGCTGATAATATTCTATCTACTGTCATGTCTTATCTTAGTAATAAATTCAGTCCTGAAAATATTGAATTTGGTCAAACAATTAATTATATGGACGTCATTAACACGGTATTAGAGTCACATGAAATGATTAGATACTTTGACGCCGGCTTAGGTTCCCGTAAATTAATTGATATTGATGATAGTGTGGATATTTCCTACTTTAATAATACAAGTATGATGTATTATGTGCAAACATCTGATGGATTAGATAGAGATACTATGCATATGCTAGGTAATAATCAACCTTACATTGATAATGATGATACAAAACCTAATCCATATTATCATATTTTATCCATCGCTCCTGAATACATAATAAAGCAGTAAGGAGATAGAAATTATGGTATTTAATAGCAATAAATTTATTCCAGAAGTATATAATCGTGAACGTGATATGCAAGTATTTACTAAGTTAATAGATATTCTATTAACTTCTTGTAAATATGACATAGATAGTTTATACAGATTATATGACTCTTTACTTTGTCCAGAACAGTTTTTACCTTATTTAGCAAGTACAATTAACTATAAATATGATAATGCAAATACAGTATCTTCTAATAGACAAATTATTGGCATTTTTATGTTAATGATGAAATATAAAGGATCCGAAAAAGGTATTAAAATGGCAACTGCATTGAGTTTAACTACCTTAGACACAGCTATTAAAAATTTGGAGACAGCAGATGTATCCACAGACTATATTACAACATTACAAAATTTAGATATTCATTATAATTATGAAACTGCCACTATAATTATAGATTATCCTAACATTTATACACAGGTACGTTATTTAATTGATTATGTACGACCTGTAGGTATGTACATCAAACTTCGTTCTGTAGTTAAAAATCCAATTTCTTCTGTAATGGCTATCTTGGCACAGGTCCAGACAACTGTTCACGAATATACAGAACAGCAATCCTATGTAAATAAAGCAAAGGTTAATTCTTCCTACCCAACGGACAGTAATTTTAATGATATGTTAGAATTTTTATGGGAACAAACAGAAGAAAACTTTCATATACTAAATCTAAACGAAGGGTAAGGTGATTTTAAAGTGAATAATAAAGCCGGTATTGAGTTTGCACTTGATAGTAATGTATATATACAAGTAGTAGGTCCAAATAATACAATTAATCAGGAAGTTGTTATACACAATAAGGCCACACAACAATTAGTAAAGGGTATTATGCGTTTTTTAAGAGGTGAATTTCAAACATCCGAAAGACAAGCAGATGCAAATAAATTACTGTATATAAATGATGCTAAAAATTATATTCCTTGTTATATTAACATAGGAACAGGCGGCATAAAATTACAAAATACGTCATCTGGACAAATACCTGACTATGATTCTGTAGACAGAAGAATTGTACCGTTTGAGGATAGTTGGGTAACTGATACTAATTTTGTACATTTTAGTGATACTAAATTAGCAAAAGAACAAACCTTTGTTCCTCGTTACCCGATAGGTGTTATGAATTTGGAAAATGATTTTATAACCACGGAATACCTTGGAGGAGACATTGAACAAATAGTATTTGCTACAGACGTGGCTCCTGGTACATTTAATAAAATATACGGGGGTAGTCATGATATTTTTATTACAGAAATAGGTCTGTACCCTTCCAATGTCTCTGGTACGGAAGATTTATTGGCAAGAGTTATATTTAAAACTCAGGACAATGTCCTATATGTACGCCCTCAGGATACTATAATTATTAACTGGATTATAAGTATTATTTCATTAAATGATTATAATAATGTGGATACAGATAGTCCAATGACAATTGATAATGACGGTGTTAACAATATTAATCAAACAATACCTCAAGGTACATTAATTGATGATAATATACCTTTTGACGGAACAGTTACGAATGAGGAAGGAGATTAAAACATATGGCAAATAATGACTACATAAGTAATATTTTTGCAGACGACACGTTAGTAGGAGGGGATATAAGACAAACACTACAATATAATTTAGTTAAAACTTATCCTTCTGTTAATTCCACTAATGGTGGTCAGATACACTCAGAAGAAAATGTAAGATGGTTAACTCGTCAATTTACAAAAAAACCTTTTATAATTCCTTATGCAAATAACGAAGATTTTGACGAATTTTGGTATGAAGGAGCCAGCCTGAACGCGGGTAGATCCAATGGTGGTATGGTTAACATAGATGGTTACATTATTAATACTGTAGATAACGTTGAAAAAACATCGTTTGATAATACACAAGATACTGCTATGGCTACAGGTGATGGTAACGGTTATATTACTCATCAAAGATTACAAAGAGCTATAGGGGAGATACTAACCGAACTTAATTCCGAGATAGAGAATTATATTCATATATTTATAATGCTATGGGCACAATCCGATTCATTAAGTGACAATATAACAAAACTAATGCAAACCTTATCCTACAACTATAAAAAATTAATAGGAGAAAATGTTAGTAATATTGACCCAACTACAATCTTTAATAACCTTTCCGAACAATATTCAGAGTGGGCAGATGATGCTATAACTGTTAAATGCGGCACTTATGAAATAACTTATTCTGGTACATTAGCAGAATATATACATAACAATTTTAATATAACAGAGCTTACAACTACATATGATTTTATTGAGCAAGTAACAGATGAATCTGTAGATGATAATTATGTGTATAAAATAACCTATAAGGTATTTTATGGCATAATTCAGGATAAATTTAAACCTATTAAATCCGGCAACAATTATATTTCTTCTTTATACATAAAAGATATTTTAGGTATGTATTATGTGTGGCATACAAAGAATACTACAGTTACAACACATCCTTATCCGGCTACCGGTGACTATAACATAAACTTTTTAAATGATACTATTACACCTAGAGATACAAGTGGTCATGTGGAAGAAGGGTTAACATTATCACAAACAAATCTTTATAGTTTTACAGAAAACAACTACCAAAAGTTTAATAAGGATAATCCAAATTATGCCGAATTTCGATCCATGGTCAGCGGGTTATCTAGCACAACTTTGTATTCTAACATAAATGAAGAAAACTTGTTTGTACGTACTGATTTTATATCTAATACTGCTAATCCACCTACTCAGAAAACGTTAAGTAATTACTTTAATTCGGATAGATTTGACATCGTTACAGCAAGTACTATAATAGGTATGTACGAAACATATAAAGGTTCTGATGTTGTTACAACAGATTTTACCACAGGTAGATTATCCAATCTGTGTGATAGTTATTATTGCTTACCTTTAAATGAATTAGATTCTAATTGTAAGCAACTATTATGTCTGGATAATAACGGCACTCCTATAGAAGTAGGTTTTTTAACAGGAGCAGGTATTTTAATGGTGCGTAACTATGAATACACTACTCGTTCTGGGAATACTGATACAAAACATATATTTATCGAAGGATATGTTTCATTCTTTAGACGATTAGTTGCTAAGGTATGTAATATTGATTTAACTACATTGCCCGACCCTAATACTTATAATAGTTCCGAATGGGACCAAGTATTAAAAAGATTTCAGCTGGGTGAAATTTCTGCCAACATATCTGCTTTACCTATATTAGAGCAAACTTTATTTACTAACATATTTAACACTACTAATATTACATTCGAAATGTTATATAATACATTTCTGGCTCCTTATATTAACTTCCACATTCAGTTAGCATGGTCCTCCTTATACGACTTTAATGTGTCGCCCACTGATGTAACAAATTCTAAATATAAAACCCATTGGGGTTACAACGTTATAAAAGACAATATTGGTTCAGATATACCGCAAGTGGATGACAGAACTGCTGGTGTTGGAGAACATTTACGTCAGTACCCACATATTAACTTACAACTTTCTCACACTTATAGTTATAACGGTACTACCTATGAGATACCCAAATATCTTACATATTTCTATAATCAATATACAGATAACAATAGATTAAATACATTCATTAATCATAATACCTATACAGAATGGGCTCCGGAATTCGGGTATTGGTATAATTTTACTAATTTTGAAACATATGAAGATAAATATCAACTATGTGAAGACTACATTACTTATCTGAAGAATTGTTCTTGTAGAGGATATAATGACACATACAATGAAAAATACTATTCCAATAATGTTAAAATAGGATTAATGAATATTAAGTATAGTGTTACCACAACAAACTTTACTAATGGTGTATATGGATTCTCCATATATGATAAGATAGTGGATAGAGTTGCTAAATTTGTTAATTTTGATACACATACATCAGAAGGATATACTAAGTATAGTAATATAACAGACACAACTATTTCAGAGAATGAAAAATTATTTTCTATTGAACCTGGTTATATTAATAATGTAGCCATCAGGTTAGATACATTATATCCAGAACGCAGAAACTACAATGAAAACCAGTTCTTTTATCCAAACACTTCACAACCTTACCCAACTACTAATAATCAAAGTAGTCCAATGTCTCCTGCCACTTATGATCTGTGGTTAACTAAATTTATAACGGTAGAATATGATGGGGCCTTTATATCAGGCGCAACAGGTTGGTGTTTTACAGCAAGAAGTCAAAGTATGACAACCTATATACCTACATTATTTAGATTATATAAAGATAGTCAAAACTATTTAAATGGTATAAAAAATGACGGCTCCAGTATTCACG